GGAGGATTGTTTTGTTTCAACAGCTTGTACGAAGGTAGATCCACCACCTAACCTTAAATCACCTGCTGTGTTTGTAGCAGTTGGAAAGAAATCCACTGGATTTTCTTGTGAAGAAAAACGTATCAACAATGGATCTTGTACCCCATTCCCTTGTGTAGCAGAAGAGTTTGCACCTAATCCATCACAACCAAATACAATAACATGTCGGTCTTGGTCTGATACAAGAACTTGTTTGGCTATTGTAGGCACACTAGTTTCTCCAGAATATGTGCTTGTAGCACTAAGTTCTACGGCTCTGTTGCCTAAACCATTTGTTTTGTCCCAGTAAAACAATCCACCATCTCTTGGATTAATAATTATATCTTCACCAAAATTATCATGTGACCATAATCTAATCTGTGCTCCAGGGGTCGTGACACTTGCTGCATTACCCCATCCAACAAAGTCATTGGCAGAATCTGCATTACCAGTTGCTAGTCTTACAAGAGTATTATCTGTGTGTGTGGCTGCATCTGTGCCACTGTGCCCTCTTGTTACATTTAAAGTGTTATCGTCAGTATCTCCTGCTACAAGCATAAGCTCTTCATCTACAAGTATAACATCTCCAGCGTCTGTAATTCCTGTTTCATCATCAACAGCTATACCAGTCTCACTTGTGTCCAAGTTTTCGTTAAGTTGTGTTGCCAAAGCACCAGATGTTGTACCACTCCATTGACCAGCACCCCAACCAGTTCCACCAACTGTATTATCAAGTCCTACGTTTATTTGAAAATCTAAAGTAACACTTCCTGAAGCTCTTGCTATTCCTGTAGCAACGCTAGTGGCATTACTTCCAACATCAATTTTAAATGCGTTAGAACTAACGATCTCTATTATCTGATGTTCTTTCCCATTAGAGTCTCCAATAGCAGATGCAGGTATCCCACCAACTGCATCTGCTCCTTCAGCATTTGTTATTGTAACAAAATCGTTTAAATTTGCTCCATGAGCATTAGAATTTACTATTACTTGAGATTCTGTTCCAGAAGTTGTGTTTGTTGTAAAAGTTACCCCAGATGTAACTTGAGTACCCCTTAAAGGAGTTATATCATTAAATGTCTGACCTTCTTCTATGTAGTATTTAAGGTGTGTGCCAATACCCATAAAGTCAGAACCATCAAGAGCTACCCAGTTATGTAATCTTCTAGCACTACCTAGATATTGATTAGAACTATATTTCTCCCAACCACCAAATTTTTCTGGAAAACCAAATCTAAATCTTACCTTATCACCATCAACAAAACCACCTTCGTTACTGTAAGATGTAATATCAGATATAATACCAGGTTTAAATTTCAAAGCTGTCATAGGCATTACGCTACATCTCCAGTTAAAGTACCAGTACCAGTACGAGTGACATTACTATTTCCTTGTATTGATTTACCAGATGCTCCACCAGCACTACCACTTGATCCATTTGTTGGTGCAGAAGATGGAAAACTTACGCTTGATCCACTACCATTGCTGCCTGTTGATCCTGTTGATCCAGATGCTCCAAATGCTCCACCAGCACCGCCTGCTCCACCAGCACCTGCATTATTAGATGCACTACTGGCACTTGATCCTGCCGCAGCAGATTGGTTGTACCCTTGACCAACACCCCCTGCACCACCAGAAGTGCCACTCTGTATTGCTAAACAAGTGCCAGAAACAGAGAAACTTAGACTATTATAATAATAATCTTTGTTATTTGAAGTTGTGCCATAAGAAGTAAAATATGTTGTTGTAGAAGCTGTTAAGTTTGCAGAACCACTACTTTGAAACAAAGTGCCACTGCTTGATGTGCTTGTGCTTACAGACAAAGTTGGCGTTCCATAGCCACTTCCATATTGAGAACTGATTGCAGCAGAAACTGTATAAACACCTGTAGTATTTGTTTGTGCTGATATGTACATAGGTCCTCTGTTTGCACAGTTTCCATTAATACCATCTCCTGCACCACCACCATGATTCACTCTAAACTGAGTAGAGGAACCCACACCATATCTTGCGTATTGTCCGTTTATACCTCTCCAACGTCTATCACCAACAACACCTTGTCCATCTAAATCACCACCGCCTGTATATATTGAGTTCATCCAACTAGGCATATTGTTTTGTGGTGTACTATAATTACCAAAAGCACCACCACCGACATCAGTTACGCTTGAAAAAGTGGCATTAGCAGTATAAACACCATTACCACCAGTGCCTCCAGTACCACCACCGCCACCACCAGCTTTAATTGCACCATTATTAACTAGCGTGACTGCAACACTTCCAGCAACTTCAAGAGCGTTACCACCTGCTGCGCCTGCCGCACCACCTGCACCCTCGATACTACCTTCGTTTGTGATAGTTATTGAACCAACACCATTGCTTTCTATTGTTAAAGCAGCATTAGATGTGCTGGTTGAACCAATAGTATGTCCTGAACTTATAACAAGTTGTTTTGGATAATCTACTTCAAAATCATCACCAAAAATAGTATCTGCACTTTGATTTGTGTTGCCATCACTGAATGTTTTTTTAAAAGCTCTTTCTTTACCATAAAAATCATTCAGAGATATTGGATTACCAGAACTAGGCACACCAGCCGACATATTAGTTGAAGAATTATTACTAGCATTATCACGAACCAATGAACCACCAAAATAGAACTCACTCAATCCTCGACTTGGTAAATTAGATCCAGGATTATAATGTTCTTCAATATTTTGAAATGATATAGCTCCAGATGCTTGTAATGCTGCCATTATGGACTTCCAAATGCTGTTATATTATCTGCTGATGTTGCTGCACCACTAGATGCTAATTTAAATTTTGTAACACCATTGTATCTAAAATCTAAGTCTGTGCCATCAAGAGCTATTGACCATTTACTACTTCCAAATAAGATCGCATTACCATTAGTATCCAAATCTCCTCCAAGTTGAGGACTGGTGTCTCCTACTAAATCTGTTGGAACTGCTGCTACATTCGCATTTGCACCAGTGCCATCAGCAAAGATTATACCAGAGGTGTTAGTAGCTAAAGCTACCGTGGTCCCTGATCCACCGCCTTGTTTTACTGTGGCAGTTTGATTAGTTGAATTTTTTATAAAAAACCACTTTTGTTGATCGTTAGGATCTATGGTCAAATCAAATGCACCAGATGGAGAACCAGATAAAACTAAAACTTTATAATGTCCTTCTGATAAAGTACCATCACTTGTCGTTAATGTTTTATTGCCAGTGATTGTTAAAGTAACAACACCATTTAGTGTTCTATCTATTATCTTTAAGTTGTTGTTAGTTGTATTACCCCAAGTACCTGCTTGTTCACCAGCACCTATTAGTTCAACACCTGTGTTATCTGTATATGTACTAGCCATGTTTACCTCACTATTTCTGTATATGTCTCTGTGCCACTAGGCGTAATTTCTGTCCATGTCTCTGTGCCAGATGGCGTAATTTCTGTATATGTTTCTGTTGTTGCATCTGTTGTTACTGCTACAAACAGTATATCTCCAGATGTTGTTTTTGTAAAACTCATTTGTTGTGTTGTTGTACCAGGAGTTGTAAAGTTACCTTGAGCAGTTTGTGTAAAGTTGCCATCCAAACTTGCAATCGCTTCATTTACAAAAGCTATGTTTTCTGCGGTGGTTATAAAATTACTACTGAGATCAATGTTTCCACTAACTTTTGTACTAACTTCTGTAGTCTGAGTGAATATTCCACTTATACTAGATACACCAACTAGTGTGCCTACACCCACAGTAGCAGAAGAACCTATGGCACTCATCTCTGCTGTTGCTATTTGTACTACACCACCTACATCGGCAATGGCTGCATCAGCAATAGCAGAATGACCCAACATTAATCAGCATCCTCTATTGTGTTGCCTTCAGCTACCCATTTTAAATATTCTTGATAATCTCTATTATCTTCATGTATTGGAATAAAAGCACCATCTTCTTTTCTTAAAATATAATCTGATGGGTTGCCACCTAATTCTTTAGGTTCATTTCCAAGTGCTTTATAAGTATATTTCATTTAAAGCTCCGCATCATATTGTCCAGTTTCCATATAGTAATTGTGACCAGTATCATAGCCTGATAATACATAAAATTTGCCAACATTAGTACTAAGGGTATTAGATGTAAAACTTGCGTTAAATGTCGCTGTTGCCGTTGGAAAAGCTCTCATAGTAACAGGAAAAAAATCATGTATCATTTTATAACTACTATGATAAGTACAAGCTCTTGGACCAGAAGTGCTGTTTATATTATGTTTATAAAAATACCTTTGACATAAAGCTAATTCTTCTGAAAATGACCTATGCTCAAATGGTGTGGCTTGTGAGCCTACTTCTACTTGACAATCTGCTAGTTGCCATGTTGCACTCGCAGTGGTCATAACAGCATTTGTTGCTTGTCCATCTGCCCATTTATCATTAGAATAATTAACCCAACCTGATGTAGAACCACCACCAGTATAATTTGAACCAGTTGCCAAGTGCCAAGATATCCAAAGTCCTTGACCATTATCATTAACAATTGCAGCTCCTGAATCTGTGTCACCAACAAATGTTAAAGTTTTTTTCTCCCATGTATTTGCAGAATCTATAGTATACGTTTGATTAAATATCCTACTTGTTGAATCTGGTTTGTATAAACCAAGAGCATATGTTCCAGTTATGGATGATTTAACATGAAAAGATATTGTGATTGTTTCAGCGTCAGAGGTTGAATATTTAAGATGTTGTAGACTTTGTGCTTCAATTATTTGTACGACATATGCGTATTCATCTGCATCATACGAGCTTTCTGCTGTTCCAGTAGTCCATTTAAGTGATTTTCCGTTTCCACCAAAAGGATGGTCAGCAACTTGTGCGTAAGTTCCATCAAGTTGTTCGTGAGTTCCACCTAGAGAGATTCTCCATCTATCAATTAAATATTGACCAGTTAAACCATCATGTGCCATTGCCAAGGAAGTGCCTCTTTCTGCCACTTGCATACTACCATTGATAAACATATTCCTTCGCCCACCAATCTGACTATTGGTTAGGACTTCACCCATCTTTGCTAATTCTGCCGCTTTGGTCACATTAGTCTCCTGTAAATGTATCTGCGTCTTTTATAGCTTTGTCTATGACTGTAAAATCTTCTTTATCCCAATCGGTTAATGCTTTCTGATACTTGAGATATCCAACACTACGTCTTACTCTATCTTTCTTTTCATCATGTGTCATGTTATATCCAAAAGGTATGATTTCATTACCATATGAGTCTTTATCTAAATTATTACCTTTTGCATGAGTAGCAATTACAACATTAATTGTATTTGCACCATCTAAACAAGCCTTATGTGCTTGTGCTATTTCTTCTGCTGATCTTGACATTTTCTACCCTTTCTCCAATGCTGTAACTCTGCTAATTAAATCAGCGATCTGTGTCGCTTGTGTTGCGTTTTCTGTTTTAAGTGCGGTTACTTCTGTTGATAACTCTTGTATTGCTTTTACTAAGAATGGTATAAGCTCACCTTCTGCTATTCTTTGTTTTTTGTCACCCTCTGATTCTGCCCACAGATTACATCCGTTTTTTATATCATATTTATCTATAACTGCTTTAACTTCTTGAGCAATAAAACCATGATTATACTTACCATTCATAAGTCTATCATCAGAATCTTTGTCGTAACCATCCATATCTTTTGGAATGTCGTTTGCTTTTTTCCATTGGAAAGTTACAGGTCTAAGCTCATTAATAAATGCAAGACCTATAGTTTCATCTTTAATATCTTCTTTTAATCTTTCATCTGATGGTGCAGACCAAGATGTTCCTCCAAATGATATACTAGTATCTGTTGAACCTTGACCAAATGTAAATGTTTGGCTTCCTTGACCCTGAACATTATAACCTATAATGGTTTCATACGCTTGATTTGTTGCACTAGGTCTAGCATAATTACCAATTAATATATTTTGACCACCAGTTACTACATTTGTTTGCCCTGAGTATGCTCCTGCTTGATATCCAATCAGAATATTGTGAGCACCAGTTGTTATAGCATCACCTGCTTGTGCTCCTATTATAGTATTTCTATAGCCTTCAGTGTGAGTAGCTCCTGCTCTTCTACCAACAAACACATTTTCATAGCCTGTTGTGGTAGCATATCCTGCATCATTTCCTACTGCTACATTTCTAGTATCATCACCATCTGTTTTATTCAAGGTGTATAAAGCAGCATATCCAATAGCAACATTTTGATCTGCTCTAGTATTAGTATATAATGCTCTATCGCCTATTGCTGTATTATAATCTGTATCAGTTCCGTTTTGCCCTGCTTGTGCTCCTATAAATGTATTACTTATTCCTGTTGTAATTGATAATCCTGCTTGGAATCCAACTCCTGTATTGTTTGAGTTTGTAGAACTTGAGAAGTTTTGATTTTGTAAAGTAGCGTATCCAATAGCAGTTGATCTATGACCTGCTGTGTCAGAAGTCAATGAACCATATCCATAGGCAACATTTGTAATACCTGTGGTTAGTGCATCTCCTGATGTTGCTCCAACTAAAGTGTTCAGTTCACCTGAAGTCATTGCTGTTCCTGCCCCATGACCAACTACTGTATTGTTATTACCAGTCAATACTGCTCCACCACAAGCACTTTTACCTATTGCTACTGTATAACTTGGGGTTGTCGCACTTTCTCCTGACGAAGCTCCAATAAATACATTTTCAATTCCAGTAGTAACTGCTTTTCCTGAAGCATAACCCACTGCTGTGCTTTGTGCATTAGCTCCAGCATCTTGAGTTTTTAATGACTGATAACCAATAGCAGTATTCCTACTATGTGTATCTTCTGTACTGAGTGCCTGGTAACCAACAGCAACATTCAACCCACCTGATGTTAGGGAATCTCCTGCCTGACCTCCGATAAGTGTGTTTGCTGCACCAGTTGTTACTGCTTTTCCTGCTTCACTCCCAACAGCTACACTATAATTATTATCCCCTCCATCTTGAAGTTTTAGAGCTTGGTAACCAACAGCCACATTGTTGCCATGAGCATCTTCAGTTTTTAATGCTTCAAAACCTACTGCTACGTTACTATCGCCCGTTGTAATCGCAGTTCCTGCTTCATCTCCAACAAACACATTATAATTACCACCACTAGCTATGGCATCTCCTGCGTTCTCACCTATTCTTACGTTAGATGTGCCACTTGTTGATGTTATTATTTCACCACTAAATGTTGTATTACCTGATACACCACCTGCAAAAGTAGCTGCACCATCAAACGTACCACCATCTGATTTACTTACAGTGTCTGCGGCACTAAAAGCATCAAAAACTATTATTTCTATAAGATCATCAACTGACGCTCCTTGAGCTAAAACAATAGCTGTACCACTTGTGGATGTGTAGTCGGCATCACCTAACTTTACACCGTTTTGATATACGTCAACAAAGTTGGAGTCGGTGTAACTTAATGTTGCACCTTCTGATCCTGCACCACTGAAACTAGTCTGCCCAGCAG